TTTTTTTTCTTTTGCCATTTGTTGTTGTATTAAAATAAAAAAACCCCTTCAAATCCACTGGAGTCTCACGTCAGTTTCATTGAAAGGGTAAATAATTCCTTTTCGGTTAACTATGTTTGAGACTCTAACCGATTACAAATATACAAACTATTTTTTAATCTTCTTCAAAATTCTTATAAAAATTTCTTTCTATATTAACACGGATTCTCCACCGCTTAATTTTACGATAGTCAATCTTTTGCTTACCATTGTAAAGTTTAAATACTCTCATTACCAAAATTTCATTATAAAGTGAATAACTAAATACCAAAATAAACCACCTACAAAAACGTAGAAGAAGCAGCCTAAATAATTTCTCATAGCTTTTCTAATTGGGTTACTGCTTCTTTTAAAAACTTAATTCGTGCTAACGTAGTTGTTTCCTGAATACGTTGATGACAAGTAAATATAGCGCAATTTCTTGCTACTCGGTAGTCTTTTATTTCAAGTCCTATGTAGAACTTGTCTACTAATTCTATTGCAAATTCTTTAGGTGTCATACTTTAGATTTTACTATTACTTCATTATGGTTAATTACTTTAAAACTTCGTGTGCGTTCGTATTTCTGCATAAACTGAAGACTCATTTTATTATAAACATCCTCGTGATATTCTTTGCCTTGTAAAAGCAATTCCTTTAAACGTTCTATTTGCTGCAATAAGACGGATTCATTTGTCCATTCAAAAACCGCTGTAACTTCTTTTGCTTTCATTCTATTCTGATTTAAAGGTTTCGTTGTAATATTTTTCAAATTCATTTTCGTTTTCTTCTTTTAAATCTTCATTCCAATCTACATTAAGTTCCCAATTCCAAGTATCGCGATAAGCAAACCCTTGTTTATATGAATCTTTTATCTGTTCTTTCTCCATTTCTTTGGCTTGTTCTATTAGTTCAATTAAAATTTCCCCTTGTGTTTGAATAATAATAGTATCGTGTGGATTTCTCCTTGTAATTCTATTTGTTATTTCATTTCCTAACCATTCTACTGCTGTTTTCATAATTTTATTCTTTTATGTTTTCCTGTTCTTAATATATCTTCTTCTTTGATTCCGTGTTTTTGTGCGTACTTCAAAACGTATTCTTCGCAATACTCTAACACGGATGAACTATAAAGATGCTTATCGTTAATACTTACCGCATAACTAAGGTAAGTTCTATCCTTATACGTTTGAGTTATTTTTCTAATCCACCTATATTTCATATTAATGTTTTTACATATTCATAAATTTCGTAGGTTTCATTTTCTGCCCAAGTGATTATTTCTTCTTCTTTTTCCATATCGTAATTAAACCTGAATAACGACTGATGACAAAGTTCGTGCATAATTAAACCCGTTGTTTTAACCTCATCCGTGCATCGTGACAAGTTAATAAACACGAATCGCTTATCCTTTTCGCCATACTCATTATTTACCTTAGGAATGAAGTTACACCACCCGGCAATATAAGAACTTTGTTTCGTGTTTTGATGCAATCTACAATCCGTTATATTTAACCCGTGCATTTCTTTTACATTGAAATAATAAAACACTTCGCAAGGGTCAGCACTCAACAACAAAGTATAACCATCTCTATTTTTTACCCACATAGTTCCAAGTTTTATCGTTATCATTCCAACGTAATGTTCGTGCTTTTGCGTGACAAACCTTCATATAATGGTCAATATTCAATCGTCCTGTATTATTCTTCTTTTGCTCCAACCAATAATCAATTATTTCAATCAAAGTTGGTTTCGCTTTTTTAGCCGTTCTCATCGCATTAAAATTAAAAGTGAATACAATCCTACCAAAGTAACAATAAGTAGCGGGAAAAAGCCTAAAAAGCACTTTAAAACGTCTTTATGCTCTTCAGTTCGTGGTGTAACTTGGTCTAACAAGTCTAAAAAGTAATTTTTCATAATAAATAAATTGTTAATGTGCGTTACGGATGCGCACCCCCCGTTATGTTATTTAATGTTCCCAATTAATAATAATTGATTCACATACACCAAAACGATAAGTAATAATGTCCATAATTCTTTGATGCATTTCAGTTCTTGTTTCATTTTCAAAGTTGTAAAACATTCCTATTGATTTTCCATTTACTTTTACTATTGCTTTCATAATTTCTAATTTTTAATTGTTAAAGCGAAATTAGTTATTCTTTTTAATATAACAAGTTTTTTTTCAGTTTTTTTTAAAATATTTTTTCTAAAACTAAAAAACCCCTACCGAAGTAAGGGTTCTCGTTAACAATTAAACCTATCAATTATGAAGAAATCAGGTACAAATATAGTTACTTTAATCTTCTCAGCAATACTTTTTTAATAATATTGCCTACAAATTTTAAAAGACCGCCTTGTGCGTCAACTTTCACCTCAACGTTGTCAGCGGTCTTATTAACTTCGACATCCAGTTTTTTAGAATCGTAGTTTACTTTTAAATCTCCGTCTTTACGTTCAACATTTACATCTATATTTTCCGTATCAACATTTACGTTTAAATTTTTCTTTGCCATTTTATTGTTCGTTTGTTGTTATTACTCCTTTAGCTTCTAAAAATACTTTTCTAACGCCAGCAGGTTGCGCTATCTTCCACAATGTTCTTCGTGCTTTAAATAATCGTGTTTTTGCGATTCGTGAAACACTAACTGCATTTCCCTGATTGCCACCTAAAACGTGAAAATGCGTTTCGTCTTCACCTACATATATTCCAACGTGTCCACCGCCATTTCGCTTGAATGTCAATACATCGCCTAACATTGGTTCTTTAGCTTCAAAACCCCAATTAGCCCACGATAACGCCCAAAGTGGTTTATCTACTACTTCTAATGCTGCCATTTTACAGCAATAAGCTATAAATAAACCACACCAAGGTATTTCGTCTGAATTATAAACACTTGCTAATTTTAGTTCACGGGCCCAACCTAAGATAACAGGATTGTGTTCTTTTCCTACAATCTCTTTAACTCCAAGTTGTTTAACAGCTTGAACTAAAATTCTCGGTGCTTTTTCTTCTTTTAACCAATCGTAGTTCATTCAATCTCTATTAATTCATCTTTTGGTACAACAGCAAAATGAGTAGTGTCAATAATTTGTCTTGTAGCCACATTTTTATCTTTACCATAACAAGCGTATAAACGTGCTTTTAAATCTTGTACTTCCGTATGCGTGTAAAATAACCATAAGGCTAAAACTCCAGTAGCTCCGTGTTTTTTTATAGTTTGTAAAAACTTGTCAATAGGTAACATTAGATTTCGTATTTTGGAAGTTCTACATTATTTACCCAATCAATAATATTTTGGTCGTTCCAATCTTCCGTGTACGTGTACCCGTAAAAATCGATTCCAAAAATTGCAGAAGGGGTAGTTAACAAAACGTTTGCACTGCATACTTTGTTAATAATATCATCAGTTACAATTGTAACCGTTACGGTTGGATTAATAATCTCAACATTAAATTGTGGGAATTTATAAGTCGCCATTTTTTATTTTTATTTTAAGTTAGTGTTGTTCCTGTTACGGTGAATGTTCTTACTCTGAAATAGGTCATATTTGCTGTTGTTACCTTTGTTGCTTGTGATGTCATCCCGACATTATTAAATGTATAAGCTGATGTTGTTGAACTTAACAAAGTATTTGCACTCCAATATATTCTGCCTGTTTGTGATAAATTAATAGGTGAATAATTCAAAAAATTATCTTGATTATTAGCGTAATTAATTAAATTAAATATCTCTTTCATATTAGGCAATCTCCAACCACTTGTGTAAGTTCCAACTGAATAAGAAAGTGAATCGTCAATTGCAGTATTCCAACTTTGACCAGTTGCAATTGCTACTCGTGAAATTCCTAAAACAGTTGAACCGTCATAAGTTGACCAATCAATCACAATATTATTTGTATAGGTTTGTGTTCCTAATTCAGAAGTAAATCTATTCGTATTTCCAAATGGATTGTTACTTGCTAATGTTGTAAAGTTAGTTGCCCTACCAGCTTCTAAGTCTCCATCGTCTCCAGTTCTGTAACTTGTTGTTTGTCCTGTTTTCATTAACGTTGCTCCAACGGGTGCTGCTGCCGCAGGTAATTCAATCGTCAAAACATTTGAAACTAATGAAGAACTTGTTGGCGTTACGGGGTTTGTTCCGTCTGTTAAATCAATGTCTAATGTGGTTCCTGATTCTACTGAACCTTGCGAAACGTGATTAACATTTACTTCAACTGGATTAACACCACTACAAGAAAAATATTCTTGAGCAACTCCCCAACCAATATCGTTGTTACAAGCTCCCTCACCCCATCCTATTTCATTTGCCATAATCTTATTTTTTAATATGTTTTACTTAATGTGAAAATATCTGAATAAATTGAATTGTTAGCGTTGTTAGTGCTAAACTGAGCCGTTATATCTAAGGTGTTATTTATCGTAGTATCAAACGTTGTATTATTAACGATATTCCAAGCGAAGCCCTCTTGCGTTCCCGAAGCAGCTTTTAAAATATGAAACTGCGATAAAACTACAATCGAAGCAACTCCAGAAGCACCAATTGACCTAATTGTAAACGTTGTTGTTAAATACCATACTTGATTTGTAATAGCAGGCATTGTTAACGCTCCCGAACTACCCAAAGAAACTGCACCCGATTTTAATCTTATTGTTATCGTGTTTCCGTTTTGTGCGCTCATTACTCCGCCCATATCTAAACGAAAAGAATCGCCAACCTGAAAAGTATTTGCAGGAACTGTTAATGAACCTACTCCACCATCTATTAACGTGCCTTCGGTTGTCGTTGCAGTAATTGTAGTGCTGTTTGCTGTTTGTGAAAAAACACGATAATTAACATTACTTCCGTTAACTCTTTTAGTTACGTAACCACCCCCTAAAACTTCTGCAATAGGAATTAAGTCAGTTTGTGCTAAACTACTTCCCTTTGCCGTTAGTTCCGATATCTTTACTTTTGCCATTGACCTTATTTAAATAAACGAGTAACTTCTCTATATTTTCCTTTTTTGGTTTATATGTTTTCATAGAATCCAACCACCATAATTAATGTTATCACTTGGGTAAACATCACCCGGTTCGTTTGCGTCGTACTCAGGGAATAACGCTGAATTATTTGTTATGTAATCTAAATATCTCGAAGTATATCTATCCGCCAAAGTTTTGTAATATTCCCGTAAATAGTCTACTTCGTTTTTTTCTACGTTTTCAGCATTTTCACTTGAATGTTTATAAACTCCTTTATTTGCTATTGTATAAGCTGCGTTAGGCATATATTCATACATCGCCCAATAAATCAACATCCATTTAACGTGACCTTCTAATAAAAATTTATAATCTTCGTTTCCCGGGTCGTTCACTTCGTTATCTTCGATTAGTTGTTTTAATTTGTCAACTAACTTAGTTCCTAAATAATTTTCTATTTGAACGTCTTGAGCAATCTTAATGAACTGAATAAATTTATCCGTGTCTACATTGCCATTTAAAGCCGTATAACGAACTATATCATCTCGTGTTATAAAAAGTATTTCAGCCATTAGTTAAATCGTTTATTCGTTGGTAAAAAACCTTCATAAGGCATATCCTTAGGACGCATAGCAACTAAATTGTTATTTCGTATTCTATAACCTGCCTTTTCTGCTTTTGCAGTTGAAATTGTTTTAGCTTTTGGGCTTGTTGGGTCGATTCCCGTCTTTTCGTCAAACGCTACAAACGTTTTTCTTCTCCAAGCGTGATGACACGAACCACCGCCTTTATAAAGCCAAATTGAATAAAGGTCGATTCCTTCAGGGCCCCAACCCTCATTAACTACTTGATTTGACATTCTTAAAATATCTTCTTTTCGGTAAAGTTTGTTAGCAGCTATCATTCTTTTGCAAAACTCACGGCTATTTTCTTTTATCGCTCCGTCGTAAGAATATCGAGTTATAAACTTAATTCCGTCTATTACATCGTCTTGTTCACTTTTTGCTCGTGGGTTTGCAGTTCCTGTTGAAACCAAATTAACCAATTTACTTAAAAGACTTTGTTTAGGGCTATTAAGTGCTTCTATTTCTTTGTCTGCTTCGTCTTCTTGTTCGTAATCTACTTCGTAATCATCTATTAAAACCCAGTTTTCTTGAGCGTCTTCGCCTAAATCAATTAACGCTTGTGCTATTACCGAATCTTTGCTTAACATCGTTCCAGTTTCTTCAGCAACTTGTTCTTCGGTTTGTGCGTTTTCTACGTCAGTAAACTCTAATGGTTGCAACGTTTTAAAAGCCAATTTAAGCGATATTCCGTTAAAAGCTAATATTCTATCCAAAGAAGCTATTAAAAGGTCTTGAAACGGCTTAATAACCATATTGTCGAATAATACACTTGAGTTCTTTAACTCATCAGCATTCGAACTAAACCCATTACCCGAAGCAATACCAAAAAGAAGCGGTGAAGTTACGTTATGACCTAACATAATCTTTCTTAAACATTCTTCACTTAAATAAGTGTAATGTTCGGGAGCGTCGTTTAATGGTATATCTTCAACCGTAGTTTTGTTTTCTACATTATCGTTAAAACTTACAATAACTTTTCGTCCTTTAGAACCCGTTAACTTACCTAAAACTTGTTGGCTTATTTCGTCCTGCATTTCGGGAGTTGGTATTCCGTTAGAAAAATTCACGATTTTGGTCCCGGAGAAAGAATTCTGCACCTCATTTATTAAATAATTTGACACTTCTTCCTCAAGTAACGCATAACTTAAAGCCCCTTGATAGTCAACATAACTAAAATACTTCATTCCTAAGCTATAAGGCTTAATGTAAAGTATTTCTACTTCATTGTTTGAAAAACCAAAGGCACTAATTCGTTTAGGTGCGTACTTCTTTGTATCTTCCCAATTATCAGAATAATAATAGGCTTCTATTTCTCCGTCTTTATTACACTTTTCAGGCGCTAATAATTGAACTGGAATGTGGTAAGCCTTAAGAATTTTTTTGTGTGCTTTATCGTAATGAACTTGTATAGCGCATTGCCCTAACGCTTTTAATTCAAAACATAACTTTCGTAAGCAATCCTGATTGAATAAAGCCATCATTTGAGCGTACTCATTTGGCTTTCTATTAGCGTCTAAGGCAAATAATCCCCGTCCGTAAATTAAACGGCTTATATTGTTTATAATTGCGTTATTCGTCGTTGAATTTTTATAGCGTTCTATTAAGAAACTAAAATACGAATTAGAATCTCCATAAGTAACCCAATTTTCTCTTTTAGATTCCTCAACTACTGGAGCTTCGTATTTCGCTAAATTTATAACGTGAAAATTATTCATAAACTATAAAAGTGTTTGTTGTCGCATTACTTACATATTGTCCGTTATTAACTGAGAAACTTACAATAGGTTGGTCGGTGCAAAACACCTTACCCCTATAAATTAAATCTCCATTGTTAAGTAATTCAACGTTATAAAACCTATTTTCTATTAAAGCGCATTCAACGTTTAAGATTTGGTAATAATCTTTGTCAACTACGCTATCTATTGTAATTGTAACAGGGTCGTTTGTGCTATCGTCCGTAAATATCAAAGTGTCGAACGTTGTTGAACGTGGCACGATAACCAATGGCTGAGGGATTAAAGTTGTTGTTAATACGTTCATATATTATAAACGTTTGTTTCGTGTTTCTGTTTCTAAAAATAAAAAACCCCACCGATTAAGGCAGGGTAATTTATATGCTTGGAGAAAAGAAATTTCTAAGAATCAACTATTGTTGCTCCGTTCAAAATTGTAGTAGCTAAATCGCTTTCAGATGAAGTGTTCAAGAAGTTAGCAGGTAGGTTTTCCATTCCTGTAAACGTCAAAGAATACCCGTTAAAATCACCCATTGCAGTTCCCGAAGATATCGTTCCAGCAGTTACGTCACATCCTCTTTGAAGTCCTGCAATAAAGAAATTATTATCACGTGTTCTTACAATAATGTGAGGTCGTCCGTAAGCTAACAATTTAACAGTTTTGTGAGTTTGTACGTCTTGTTTTTTCAATTGTACTGTTAAAACTTGCTCAAAAAACGTAGTTCCGTTATCTCTTGAAGTTTGTATTGTTTGCTCAAAAGAGTTTGCACCCTTTAATTCAAATTTGTAAATAGTAGAAATATTCGCAATATCTGAAATCGTGTCTTCATATCCTGCCGCTACTGAGTAAGTAACGTCACCACCCAAAGTTGAAGGGTCTGGATTGAAGTCTCCGAAATTCACTATGTAAATTGCGTCTAAACCTGAAACTCCTGATTTGCAGGCTTCTAATCTTCCGTGTGCTATGTCGCAGCTCATATCTTATTTTTTTTTAATATTTAACAAAAAAGGGTGGCGTTTATTTCACCACCCTCGATTAATTTATAGTTAGATTAGATTCCGTAAGTAACACAATCTTGAGCAAAACCATACTTAGCGTCTGCAGTAAATCGCATAACTACACGAACGTTTTGAGAACCGTCAAGGTCACCCATATCCAAAACTTTAACTTCGTTCAAGTCACTCATTAAACCAGTTGCAAAGAACAAGTTAGAAGTTTGAGTTAATAAAGCTGTGTTATTTGCAAGACCCGGAGCCAAGAATACTTTAACACCGTCAAAATAAAGGTCGTTTAAAGTTTGGTTAGTTCCTTTGTTATCATAACCATTAGCACCTACACCATTAGCAGCAAAACCACCCAATGCACGAACATACGCTCTGTAAATGTTTGAAGATACATAAAGTTTCAAATCTTCTTTTCCGTACAATGCAGCAGGTAAAGCGTCAATGATTAAACCTAATTCAGTAACTACGTTAGTAGCGTCAACTGTTGTACCTGCGATTTTTTGACCTGCAGGTAAAGAAGCGTCAACGTCTAATTGTCTCATAATTCCTGAGAACTCACCAGCAGAAGCGTTGTTACCATCCCAAATAACTAATTCCATTTGTTGAGCAACTTTCTCAGCAGCGTGTGCTATTAAGAAATCAGCAAATGATTTAGGCAATACGTCAAACGCAGAGTAACCCATTTGGATAGCATCCCAATCTGAACGGAAGTCAGTTTTACAAAGTTGTAGGTTAACTTGGAATGTTTCAGGCTGTAAAATTCTTTCAGTAAGTGTTACAGTTGATGTAGGGTCGAAATCGCACGTTCCATTTTTGATGATGCTATCTGTACTGACACGTTTAATTACCTGCTTGTACTTTACGTTAGGCATAATAGTAATTCCGCCTTTTTCTAATGTTGGGCAAGACAATAAAGCTGCCGCAATGTACTTACCTGCGAACTCGCCAGCATAAGTAGTTGTAATTGATGTTGTTGTTGCCATTTTTGTAAAATGTATTTAAAAATTAATAATTACTTGTTTAGCTTTTCTAATACTGAGTCCATAATTGAACGCTGTCTTTTAGAAGCAATTTTAATCCTTTCAACTGGGTTCGTGTTTTCAGGATTGAATGAAATAGGCTTCGGCTCCTCGCTTAATTCTACTTCCGTTTTTTTCAATGCGCTTAATTCAGCTTTCAAAGTTTCGTTTTCAGTTTTTAACGCTTCGATTTCAGAGAAGAAAGTTTCTTTAACTACGCTTTCGATAGTTTTCTTAGGTGCTGCAGTTTCTTTTTCCGCTTCTACTTCAATTTCAGTTTCTGTTTCAGGTTCTTCAACTTCTACTTCTTCTTCCATTTTCTCTTTCACTTCTTTAACGATACCTTCGTTTTCGATAACTAAAATGCGTCCATCTTCCATTTCGTATTCTCCAACTGGCAAAGGTATTTTTTGCTCATCTTCGGTAACTACAAAAACTTCCATTTCGGGTTCGAATGATTCAGCTTCGATAACTGTTACTCCGTCCGCTAATTTCATTTGTTCTAACTTTACTTCCATTCCTAAAAGTGTTCGAACTTTGTTTAAGATTTGATTTGTATTCATTTTTCGTTTTTATATATTTACTTTATTAGTAGTTAATTTTTTAATATAAGAATCCAATTCTTTAATGGCTGTACTAATTGTTTCTTTTTTGCTTTTTAATTGTGAACTTGGTTCAATGCCTAATTCTTTAGTCATTTGTTCAATTTCTTGAAACCTTGCATTTGCTTTTAAATATGCTTGACCTGCAGAATTTAATGTAGCAATTATTTTAGAGGCAAGTTCATTATAATCTACAATAGCTGTTTCCGCTTTTGCTTGAATATTTAAAGCGTTTTCGTATTCTTTATTAAAATCGTCAACTAAACCTAATTCAACTTCGTGTTTAGCTAATTGAGTTTCCTCTTTAAATAGTTTGTTGTAAACTGTTTTTCTCGTGTTCATATTTCTTAAACGTTTTAAATTATTATTCTGTTACTTTTTTATCCGTTTTGACGTATTGTAACCCTTACTCCGTTGTTTTCCGTTTGCGTTACTTGTTGAGGTGTTACACTCGCTGTTTTTCCTATTCCTTGAGCGTGTAAAGTTCCGTCACAACATTTTTTTGAGTAAGTGTTATCCTCACATAAGCAACCACGTCGACCGCCTTTTGGGCTTGCTTTGCTAACTGTTCTTTCTGCCATATTAGTTTATTTTAAAAGTTATCAGTTAAATCCAAATAACTTAATTCGAATTTTTCAATTGCTTTTCTTAGTTCAAACAAGTCGCTATCTTCTGCAATAGCTTCTTTTAAATTTGCCGTAATATTTGCAGGAATTTCAACCCCTAAATCTTTAGCTTGTTTTGAAATTAAATCATAGTCTTTACGAGCTTGTTCGATTTTTTTTCTTGTTGTGTCAATTATTGGCAAAGTTGTATTTACTAACGCGCTAACTGATTTACGACCCGTTGCCGCAACACTTCGCCCTGCACCTTTAATTTCTTCTAAAACCTTATTCAAGTTATCTATTGAACCTAACTCAACTTCGTGTTTACCTAATTTTACTTCTTGAGCATTTTGCTCCATTTTAGCAATTTTCTTAAAAATGTCGTTTAACTTGTTCATTTTAGTATTTCTTTTAGTTTATTAATTATTTCTTCTCGTTCGTCTTTCTCTTGGCTCATTTCGTATTTATCAGCAAAGTAACCTTCTATTGAAAAGCCTTTAACCTTACCTGCTTTAACATCGTTCCAAATATCTTCGTTGTTTACTTTCATTGAAATCATCCAAGTTCCTTTAGGTAGGTTAAATCCGTACTCTTTAGATTTGTCCATTTCAGGGTTATCAATTACCCAACTTTCAACAACACTCATTCCGTTTAACTTTTCTTTGTGTTCTAACGTAGCGTTGTTTTGATTTGAACGCATTAAGAACAATTCAGAAGCCTTTTTAATAGTGTCCTCACTGAAATAAATGTAATATCCGTTTCCGTCTTTATCAGCTCGTAAGATTTGTTTGTTAGGAACTAAGGCAGCACCCATTAAAATTTTCTTTTCGGTGTCTACTTCTTTAAGTTCGATTTCGTGTTTTGATAGGGCTATAAAGTTTTCTTCTATCGCTGGAGAATGAACAACACTTACTGCGTGTATTCCTGTTTGTAAGTCGTTATCGTCAATGATTAACTCTACTATTTTCTTATCCATATTTTTTAAACGTTATAATGTTGCATTTTGTAACCTATTTCGCTCAAGGCTCAATCCGTTTGCTACGTCACCACTTACTACATAAGCCCGTGTTGGTTGCTGTTGAATTTGTGCTAATTGATTAACTCCCGAACTTCCAATAACATTAAAATTAGGAGTCATTACAGCACCACCACCACCTGCACCTGCAGGAGCAGAACCACCACCCGAAGAACCACCACCCTCGAATTTTTGAGAAGCAATTTTAGCTACGTTTACTAAACCTGCTGCAACTGCCATACCTGCTGCAATAGCACCTCGAACTGGTGAACTTGGGTCGCGAACTGGCGTAAACTGAGAAGCATAAGCAGCCGTTGCACTTTGATATGTCGAAATAATTGCCGTTGCCATATTTGCAGCCTTCTGAATTTGGAATGCTCTACGTGCTGCCTTTTCTGATTTCTTACCAAACAATTCAGTTAAACTTGCTATCGTGCTTAATCCTGATAATGTCATTTCAATTGCAAAATCTCTGTTTCGTTTTTTAAGTGCGTTAGCTGCTTCCTCTTGGGCTTTTATTTTGTCTAAGTACTCTTGGTTGGCTTGTGCTTTTAATTCGTTTTGTTGCTTTTGAAATTCAGTCTCTTGTTTTTCTTTATTGATTCGTTCATTTGCAGCGTCTAAAACTGACTTAGTTTTTAACCTTTCAATGTTACCATATTTCTCTTGATGTTCTTTTTGTAGGCGTTCTTCTTCTTTTAACGCGTCTTCTCTTTGTTTTTTAGCGTCTTCACTTGCTTTCTTGTCTATATCTTTAAGCGCTAATTGGAATCCTGCTCTTTGATTTTCTAAACCTTTTACTTCTTTTTCAAGTTCCTTTCTTGTTTTTTCTCCTTCGGCTTTCATATCCTCAACATTGAAGATTGAACCTGCAATAAACCCACTAAACTGGCTTTGCATATCGTCCAACGTTTTGCTTAAATCGAAACTAACTAATTTACCTAAACCTAACGCCTCAGAAACTTTGTTGGCTCCTTTTATTGCCATATCAATAGGCATTAACATTAACTTAGGTAAAAACAATGCAGCGTCTAAAGTAAAGTCAACTATCTTTTTTGTAAGGTTGTAATTTTTAATGGCTGCTTCTTCTTCTGCTTTACTTGTTTTAATTACATTTTGTAGTTCGATTTTTCCTAACTCAATAGCCGTGTTTACCTTAGCTATTTTTAAGTTCAAAATTTCACGTTCGCTTTTACCTTGTAACTTTAAAACATTATCTTGAGCATCCAATGTCGATAATTGCTCTTTTGAAGTTTCAAAGTTTTTATGGCTTTCTTCGTTTAACTTTTGTTGTTCTGCTGTTACACCACTTACTGCAGCTTTTATATCATCCCAATAAGCTACAATAGTTCCTAACGCAACTAAAAATAAACCGATTCCAGTTGCTGCCAAACCCGTTCTAATTCCTTTTAAAGCGTCAGTTGCTACCGTTCCTAATTGCTTAAATGAATCTTTGGCTTCCATTAAACCCTGCAACCCTTGAGAAAGTGCCATAACGGATTGAAGTCGAACCATTGTTTCTTGAAGGGATTTACTTTCAACTCCTACTAAACCTAATGCACCCTCAAACGCTTGGAATCCGTCTAAAACACCACCTACCGATTTGCTTAACG